GTCAAAATTTTTGTGCTTGTACATGTACGCCTTTTTGCGTTCCGCAACCTCAAGTGCGGCAGCAATTTTCCATTTGGTGTTGAAGTCAGAGCTCATTAGCAGTTTAGACATGTCTACAATGTCCAGCGCATACTCCACCCATTTTTCCGTTGCTTTGACTTTGTCGTAGGGCACTATGCCTTTGGACTTGTTATTTGCAGAATATTTTGCAACAAAATTAGCAGCTTTCATAACACACCTCTTTGTTGAACAAGTGTGTATTGTAGCATATTGCTATTTTGATGTCAAGCCCGCAGCCAGTAGTACGAAAGTTAACGATTTTTCGTCCTGGAAACTTATAAAGTATGGGCGGTATGCACTTCGTCCGTTGTCTTTGCCAAACCAAGAAAAGTAGTCCCCGTTTCTTCGATAGCCGCCCCGTGATTCTGGGAACAATCTTGCGGCTGTGTGTTCTACGTCGCGAGCATCAGAGTAAGAGTCAAACCGTAGGGCCACCCGGTGACCCGAGTCCCATACTTTCCAATTTCGGTTTACCTTAACTATCTTCATAACACCAATTATAGCAGATCAGGATTTATTGGTCAACCTACCCATAAATACTGTACTATGCCACGCCTAAGTTTATACCGCCCAAATCGCTCCAAAGATTATCAGTTCTTTGATCGCACCATCAGCGAAATGTTCACAGTGGGCGGTCTCGATATCTATGTCCACAAATACCAGGGCCCACAGACCGGTGGCGAAGATTCTGCGCTGAGTGGCAATTTTGATGTCACACAGCCCATTTATGAAACACAAAGCCCGCTGAACATTCAAGACTTGCTGTTGCTGGAAAACCGTGACAGAATTTATGACCCGGACATTTTTGTCATGCGCGGTGTATATCGAACACAGGACGTTGATTTTGATCTAACACAGTTTGGACTGTTTTTAAACTCAGATACCCTGTTCATGACGTTTCACTACAACGACATGATTGACACATTTGGTCGCAAACTAATGAACGGTGATGTCATAGAAGTTCCAAACTTGAAAGACTATCATCCATTGAATTCCAACATACCCAAAGCTCTGCCACGTTACTATCAGATCACTGATGCTAACTACGCATCCGAAGGATTCAGTCAAACTTGGTTGCCCCACTTGTGGCGCATCAAGGCCATACCACTGAACAATCAACAAGAATTTGCCAACATTCTTGACCGACCATTTGTGGAAGAAAACATCTGGGATCCGGGCAATTTTTATCCTTCAGGCACCATTGTGAATCAAGGCGACGTATATTATCAAGCAATTCAAAACACACCAGCAGGTACTCCCATCACAGATACCACATACTGGCGTCCTTATACCCCGCCTACCATTTCGGACATACAAAGTACCAGACCCAAAGATCAACAAATCAACGACGACATTGTTGCTCAGGCCGAAGTGGAGGTCCCAAAGTCAGGCTACGATACTGGTCCACTGTATGTACTGCCAGAAACTGTGGATGGTGGTCCTGCCAATCCCAACGGAACCAGTGCAGATTCGGGTACCACAGTGGATGGCACACAAGGCGGTATGTTCTTGACTCCCGACACCAACGGATACACAGCAGGTTATCTCACAGGCGGTGGCTTGGCCCCCAACGGTTTCCCAGTTACACCGGGTGTGAGCTTTCCGCCCAATCCCAAGGTTGGCGACTTTGCTCTGCGACTGGATTACAAACCCAATCGCTTGTTCCGCTACAACGGACGCTTATGGGTACGCATCGAGGACAAGGTACGCACAGATTTGAGCAACGGACCCAACAACCAAACTTTGCGCTCAGGGTTTGTGAACAATACATACACTACCAAGACTTCGGACATGGGCAACATTCCGCAGCGTCAAAGCTTGAGTCAAGCTCTGCGACCCAGGGCCGACAACGGAGATCAAGGTGGAAACTTGCCGCCCAACCCACCACCAATAGGTTCATAATCAATGCAACAATTTTTTTACGACGCACAGATACGTCGCTTCCTGCTACAGTTTACCAGAATATTTTCTGGCTTTCAAGTCATGTACGGCAACGAAAGCGACGGAGTCAATGCTGCCACGCTGTTGCGTGTGCCAGTTCGTTATGGAGACGCAAGTCGCAATGCTCAAACCATTATTCAAGAAAACTCAGCTTCGAGCTTGCCAAGTACTCCGCTGATGACTTTCTACATCACTGGCTTGGATTATGCCAGAGACAGACTGCAGGAACCCTATCACGTCAGTAACACAACCATACGTCAACGTACCTATGACGAAGTCACACAGACCTATGAAACCACCCAAGGCAATGCGTTTACAGTGGAACGACTCATGCCTGTGCCTTACAACCTTTCAATTAATTTGGACATTTGGACCAGCAACACCAATCAGAAACTACAGTTGTTTGAGCAAATCAGTACACTGTTCAACCCCAGTTTGGAAATACAAAGCACAGACAACTTCATTGACTGGACCAGTTTGAGTGTGATGTACTTGGATGGAGTTACGTTTACCAGCAGAACTATTCCACAGGGTCAAGACAATCCCATTGACATCATGACCATGAAGTTTAGTATGCCAATTTGGATCAGCTCACCGGCCAAGATCAAGAAGCTGGGCATAATCGAGCGTATTATCATGAGCATGTATGACGCTCAAGGTGATCTAAATGAGGCCGTAACCAACAATGATCTATTGTTGGGTACAAGGCTCAAAATTACTCCAGGCAACTACAAGCTCTTGGTAATCGACAATCAGATTCAAGTGTTGCCAGCACCCACAGTGACCCCAAATGGTTCAATGGAAAGTCTCAATCCCACCAGCTTGGTCGGAGACAGTCCACTGTTGTGGCCCGCTGTGATGAGTCCGTATGGTGCTTATCGTCCGGGACTGAGTCAAATACGCTTGGAACAACCCAACGGCACAGAAATCATTGGAACCATTGTGATCAACCCCAATGACGAACGCTTGGTTATCTTCTCTCCTGACGCAGACACTGTACCGCAAAATACCATGTCGCCTATCACAGCCATTATCAATCCACTGACCCTGGGACCAGATAGTGGGTTGCCTGCGCCCACAGTTGGCACACGCTATCTGTTGACCGAAGCCACTGGTGATTGGAGCAACGTTGCCAATCCCGAAGCTTGGTTGGGTACCAATGGTCAGCCCTTGGTAGCCGATGCTAATGACATCGTGGAGTACACTGCGCAAAATCGCTGGCGCATTACCTTCAAGGCCCAGGAAGAAACTGACATACAGTACGTAACCAACATAACTACTGGATATCAGTATGAATGGACAGGTGCAGAATGGATAAAGAGCTATCAGGGAGAGTACGCCGGCGGGACTTGGAGCCTGGTTCTGTAAAGGCTGTTGGCGTTTGGTTTTTGTCTCGCAGTACCGGCCGCTACTTATATCTACTTCGTAACGATCCCAAACACCCCGGAACCTGGGGCTTGCCTGGCGGCAAGGTCGAAGCTGAAGAAACGCTGTTGGGAGGCATGGAACGCGAATGTATCGAAGAGCTAGGCAGCTTCCCACACTACCAACAAATGATGCCCTTGGAAAAGTTCACATCTGCTGACGGTGTGTTCGAATACTATACCTGGGTGTGTGTAGTGGCTTCAGAGTTTGTGCCCATACTCAACGAAGAACATGTTGGTTATGCTTGGATCGATCGCGGTTCATGGCCCAGACCCATGCATCCAGGACTGTGGAACACAATGACCTTGGAAAGTATCAAGGAAAAGGTTCAAACAATCGAGACGTCAATTTTTACGTGACGTCTATGGCGTCCCAAATTGGCTGCCAAGGAATATATGGATCTTCATCTTCGGGGGCCTGCATGTGCCAGGCCACACTGTTGACAGGCATCAACATGAGAATGCCGCGCTGCACAAACATGTGATTCAAACTTTTGTTTTCTAGTAAGCCGCCAGTTTTGTCTATCTTGTCAATGAGATAGAAAAAGTCATTGTACAGATCCCAGTGTTGACTGAACTGATGGTGCGATGTTAGAAATGTGCAGGCAGTGTCATAGCCTTGTATCCAGTAACGATTCTTTCCGGGAATAAATGCTCTGGGAGTGGATTTGTTTCTGTACAAACTATACCACAGATCAGGATCATTCCACGGACTGATTACCGCATGGCTTTCTGTTTCGTTGAAGATTTGGTACCATATATCTACCATTTCATACATGGCATCCTGATCAAACATGTAATCATCTTGAATTTGGAACACAAAGTCCTGCCCATGTTTTTGCATCCACAGGTAACAGGCACGAATGCTTTCTCTAATGCCGGCACTGGGAGTTTCTTGCTTGGGCAAAGGTATTACTTCGAACAAGATCTGGTCACTCCCGTACTGATCAATACAACGTTGATGCAAGGCACGCAGATCTTCTGTACAATGATCATCAAATATTGCCACGTGATGCACAGTCTCGGGTTTTAGGTCTGCGCACAGTTTGATGGATTGTACCAAGCTTTTGAACGATTTCTTGCTCAGCATGGTTCGATCGTCACCGCAAAAACGTTTGTTGCCTTGATAACTTTTTATATCACAGGCCTGCACAGCATAATGAATGTGTATGGGTTTCATGATTATCGAGCTATAATATTGTTGCCCACAACTTCACAGGCATAGCCATAAGGTTCTAGAACTTCTAAGATCTGATCTTTGATGCTGACCACATTGTTGCTGTGTTCGATAAAGATCTTGGGCAAAAACTTTCGAATGGTGTTGTGTGCTCCACGCAGTACATCAAGGTCCATGCCTTCTACATCAATCTTCAGCAGATCAACACGATCAATCTGATATGTTGACATGAAGCTGTCTACAGTGCGGATCTCTACCACCATGGTGTCATCTGTACGCTCAACATACTCTGTGGTGTTCAGTGTAAACGTACCAAAGTCACAGTGTTTGAAGTAGTTGGGTTCTTGGAACTCTATGTAGGTATCTTCTGCACCCAAGCCCATGTTGTAGGTGTACACGTTGTAGAGATTGTTTATGGCCACATTGCCAGTCAACATTTGAAACACAGCACGTTGTGGCTCAAAACTGTAGACTCTGCCACCAGGAAACACAGCAGCCATCCAAGTGGTAAAGGTACCAATGTTGGCACCGATATCAAATATTCTTGGCTGTGGTATTCCTTCCAGGGCACGGATACAGGTGTCAGCTTCTATGGTGCTGACATTGCCATGGTCCATGAGCCATTGACTGTGTCCTACTCCTTCGTGATTGCAGTCCCAACGATTTACAATCATTGTTCCATGGTCTGTGCTGACCAAAAGGTTCCTACGAGGCTTGTCACCTATTTTGAAGCTCATCGATTCTGTGTTTTGTTCCAATCAGAGAACCTACCAGGCTTGTGAACACGACAGAAAATTCTCACGCTTTCGCACACGTTGCTCATGGTATTCAAGTTGACATTGAGTTGAGTGGGTCCAATCATGCCAGCTTGTTGTTGCTGTTTCCAGTAGTCAACAATGGTATAGTCTTCGTCATAGACTTCAATGTCTACGTCATGATACAAGCCAAAAGTCGACTCGCTTTGCTTTTTGGCAATGCTTTCAAAGTTGAACTTTTGATCAAACATTCTGAATGTTTTGGCGCTGAGAGCTCTAACGTGTGTGTAATCATCCCAAAACAAATCACAGCGATGGTGTGGCACACAAATATACCACTCGGCTTGGTCGGCACTGACGCGATACAACTCTTGCATTATCTTGGTAAACACCTTGGGGTCTTGGCCCAGGTGTTCTAAGATGTTGTCTGCGTGAATGCGTTCAAAGAAGTTGTCCTCATAGGGCCATGGAAACTGCTCGAGATCAATGATCTCGTCAGGATTACAACGTGGACTGATATCCACGTTCCAGTGGTCATCTAATTTTTTAAATCCGCAACCTATGTTGAGTTTTTTGTGTTCGGGTGTCATAGTGTTCCTTTAAATCCAGGCGTTCCAGAAGATTTCTCTGTTGTATTGTTCGTAGAGTTCCAGGCCAAGATACTCAACACAGTTCACAGTGGTCTTTTCCAGGGTGGGTTTGATCTTGTGCAGGTTGGGCAGGCCCACTGAGATATCGTGATACTGTTCTTCTTGTTCGATGCGTTCGAAGTTGTGTTCGTAGTGCGGAATCTCAAAGAAGTCATAGATACGTTTGGTTTGACTCTTGGGCGAACTGCAATATCTGTTGTAGTCCACAAACAGCAAGCGATCAAGATAGCCCATGGTCACAGCGTCTTTGATGTTGCGGTGACTCAGGCCCAGTGGACCTTCGGGGCCTGCATAGAAGTAAGCACGACTGGCAATGCTGGAGCCTTCACGCAGGGTTTGATCAGGCAAGGTAAAGTACAAGGGATTTTCTTTGCGCAAACGTTCGAAGCTGGCAAGAATTTCAGCAGGGTTTCTCACACATACAATCATCTTGACTTCGCGTTGCATCACAGCTTCCAACACAGCCAACTGTGGAACCCAGCCACGGTCTTTGTCAAACACAATGGGCTTTTCGATATGTGAGTAGTAGCCCTCCAACATACCATTGAGTACGCCAACTTTGGCCTTTTCGTTGGGATACTCTTTGTTGGGTTCGTAGTTGTTCCAGCTGGCATTGACACTGCCAATCAAGCTGGCAAGACTGGTCACAGACTCGCCGTGAATGTCAGGGTTTTGTTTAAGAACATTGGCAATCAGAGTAGATCCAGATCGCGGAAGTCCAGTAATAAAGTGAAGTGTTTTTTTGCTCATATTTTTTTCCAATAAGAATTTGAGTCATGGCCCCGAAGGTTCGGGGCTATAACCATGATTGTATGCGATGCTTTATGTAGTTGTCAAGTGTTTTTAGGGAAAAGTTTTTGTAACTCTTCATTGACTTTTTCGAAGGTGTTGTCCCATTTACCGAAAATAGTTTGTCTAAACACTCTGGTGGTGTCTTCATACCAAGGGCTGTGTTCGCCGCCGTAGGCCCAAACGTGATAGGGCAACATTGGCACAATGACCCAGGTTGGCTTGCCCATGGCCGAAGCCAAGTGAGCAATACTGGTGCAACTGGTGATTACAAGATCCAAGTTTTCAATACAAGCAGCCGTGTCTTCCCAGCTGATCAACAGATGTTGTAAGTCAGTGATTGGTTCGGGCAATTCACGCAGGTCGTTGTCACGTTGCAGGCTAAAGAACTGAATGTGATCGTTTTCTTTGTGCAGATTGATCAACTTTTCTGCAGGGAAGATACGGAACTGTTGATGTTCAAACACAGGGTTGCCACTCCAACGAATGCCTACCTTGGGCTTGTCTGTGTTGAGCATGGTCTTCCACAAGGGCACACTGAGTGAATTGGCAAACAAGTAGGGCTCTCGTGGAAGGTCCTCAAAGGTGTTGCCAAACAACCAACTGCAACTGAATGCTGGTACCCAAAAATCATGATAGGTGCTGGGTACTTCTGCCCAAGTAATACACTTCTCGCAACCGGGTACGCGGCTGAACAAACTGTGTATCACAGCGTCAGCACAGATAATGCATTTGCCGCCACGACGCCAAACTTCTGTGGCAAATCGGGCATAGATCATGTTGTCCCCGAAACCGCCTTCCATGTTGATGATCAGCGTTTTGCCTGTGAGATCAGATCCGTCCCAGATTGGTTTGTTGGATGGTGGTTTGGGACCACCATAGACGTTTAGGTGTCTGCCAGATTCCAAACATTGAAATCCACCTTGCAAGTCACCGTGGTGAATTAAGAACCAGCCACGATTGAACTTGGCTCGTAGATCATTTGGGTCTCTGGCTTCGAGTTCTTGAGCCAGTTTCCAACCTTCATCAAATCTACCTCTGATCATCAAATTGAGTTGTTGATCAATTAAATGCATACTGCATTGACCTCCGAATATTTAGATTGTTAGTTTACTTGGTTAAACCGTAGTTGTCAACCGCACCTGAAGAAATTGCGTTCCAAGAACTGGTTCCGATTTGAACCGGACTGGATGCTGTTGCAGTTGAGTTGTTTCCTACTTGTCCTTGAGTATTTAGTCCCCAGGCAAACAGCAGGTTATTATTATCGATACCAGCGGCACTGGTTCGACCAACACTGATTTTCTTCCAGGTATTGGCGCCGACCACAACAGGGCTGTTGACCTGCGCTGTGGTTCCGTTGCCCAGCTGTCCATAAGAGCCGTCGCCCCAGGAGTACAAACGACCATCGCTGAGAATACCTGCTGTGACCTTGAAATTGGTAGACACAGCAGTCCATGAGCTGGCGCCAACCTGTACAGGGCTGGATCTGCTGATCACTGTGTTGTCGCCAATAACACCCGAAGTGTTGAGTCCAAAACCAAACAGTGTGCTGTTTGCACGAATGGCCATGGTCTGGTTCGCTCCGGCACTGACCGCAGACCATGAACTGAATCCAACTTGTATCGGACTGGTTTGGTTGGTAGCAACAATGCCAGCAATCAGTACCGGACTGGATTTAGAAACAATGGTATTGTCACCAATTTGACCTGCTCCGTTGATACCCCACATGTACAGTGATGTAGCACCCAATGGACCAAGAGCGCCTCCAAAGCCCGAACCGGCTGTGACTGCGCTCCAACTGCTGCTGCCAACCTGTGCAGGGCTGGATATTGAAGTAGAAGTGCTGCCTTGTCCTAGTTGTCCCACAGTATTGAATCCCCAGGCGTACAGTGTTCCAGTAGTGGTTGTACCAAAGGCAAAGCCAGTGCCTGCGGCTATCGCAGCCCAAGAACTAATGCCAACTTGAATTGGGCTCACTGTTCCAGGAGTGCTCTGAGGCGTTGCTGTGGCAATGGTTGGTGATGACACATTGGTAGTAGTACCAAGTCCCAACTGTCCTGAGGTATTGAGACCCCAGAGATACAGCGCATTGGCGGTACCAATCGCACCTACATGACTGCTCTGTGGTCCACGACCCAAGGCAATCCATGAACTGGTTCCGACCTGAACAGGACTGGATCTATTGACAGTGTCGTTTTCACCCAGTTGTCCAACTTGGTTGCGTCCCCATGACCACAGTGTACCATCACTCCTCTTGGCAGCTGACCAGAATGCGCCAGCTGCCACAGCAGCCCAGGAACTGGTACCAATCTGAGCCGGCCCAGTTTGATTTACGGTGCTGTTGTTGCCAAGTTGTCCATACTGGTTACGTCCCCAGGCCCACAATGTGCTGTTGGTTTTGATACCCATAGTACTTTGATAACCAGCCGATACCGAGGTCCAAGATCCGGATACCAAGGGATTTGGACTGAGCTGCGCCACGGTAGTTGCAGCACCAATTTGAACTGGACTAGATCTGCTAACTGCGGCACCATCACCTAAGATAGGGAAGCCCCACACATACATTGATCCATCGGAGGCAATTGCTATCTGCTTATTGCCAGTGCTGTTTGTAGGTAAAACAGACCATGTACTGGTTCCAATTTGCACTGGGCTGGATCTGCTTGTGCGCGTATTGTCGCCTAATGTACCGTAGGTATTGCGTCCCCAGGACCACAGTGTACCATCGGCTCTGATTGCCGAAAAGTTACCCACAGAGCCGACGCCCCTAAAGCCACTGCCATCCACTGCTGTCCATGAACTCGAACCAATTTGTACCAGGCTCAATTGAGGATCAGTAACAGTGCTGCCATTGCCCAATTGACCATAGGTATTGGATCCCCAGGTCCACAGTGTGCCGTCGGTCTTAACCGCTGCGCCAGAATAAGCACCAAAAGCAATAGATACAAATTTGTCTGTGCTTATTCTGTAAGGCATCAATCCAGCAATAGTTCCGAATCGTCGAAACGATGTGAAACGCATGGCGTTTAAACCGCCTCCACACTGCCATCCAAATATAATATCACGACCAGCATTGTACATTATTCCATTGATATCAATAAGGAATGTCGAGACGCTGGTAACATTGTTCCACACCATTGGGGCAGGTAATGACGTCCAACTTGTAGTTGTGCCAATTTGTAGAGGGGCCGAGAGATCACTGGCCTGGTTGCTTCCTAGATTTCCGGCTCGAGCATAGCCCCAACCCCAAAGAGTATTGTTTGATTTGGTAGCAAACGCAGTTGCACCCTGCCATGTTACCGCTGTCCAAAGACTCGAACTAACTTGTGTTGGACTGCTTCTATTAGCAGTGTTTCCTACACCTAGTTGTCCATAGTTGTTTTGTCCCCAGGCAAACAAGATCTGGTCAATGCGGATACCAAGGGACATGCCATCACCGTTAACACTAACATTTCCTGCAGCTACAGCAGACCACGAACTTGTGCCAACCTGTACAGGGCTGGATCTTGATATGGTGTCGTTGAGTCCAAGCTGCCCTTTGACGTTGTCCCCCCAACTCCATAATGTGCTGTCGGTACGAACTGCAAGTGCATGGTCTGACCCTGTGGAAATTGAGCTCCATGAACTTGTGCCAACCTGTACAGGGCTGGATCTATGGACGATATCATTGATTCCTAATAGGCCCGAAGTATTCCATCCCCAGGCAAACAGTGCGCCGTCTGATCTTATGGCAAAAC